TCCGGGAAAGCCACTCCAAGAGGAGGGCCTCGGCCTCCCGGCGGTCCTCCTCGGTGAGGCCCAGGAACGGCCGGGCGGGGATGCGCACGTGCCTCCCCCGGCCCGCCCTTCCCCCGAACTGGTGGATGGCGGCGTAGACCAGGTTGGTCCCCACGGCGATGGCGTCCCCCGCGACCTTCCAGCCGATAGAGGCCTTGAGGCGCCCGGTGCGGATGAGGGGCCGCCGCAGGGCCACGCGCCGCCGGGCCCGGGCGGAGAGGCCCCCCGACTTGGTCCGGTCCCGGCCCACCTCCCCGAGGAGGGTGGCCGGGGAGAGGGGCGGCCAGGGCCGGCCGTCCGGACCCCGGCTCTCCTCAAAGCGGCGCTGGGTGCGGGCGTGGACGCCCTCGGCCACCGCCCGCTTCACCGCCTCGGGGACGCCCCCGGAGAGGCGGTGGAGGTGCCGGTGAAGGTCCCGCCAGTCCCCCCTAAGCCGCGCGCCCATCAGAAGTCCTCCAGGCTCTCCCGGCTGAAGACCCGCTTGCCCCGGACTTTCGCCCCGCCCAGGGGCCGGGCCGGGGCGGAGGCCGGGGGAAGGGGGAGGCTGGCCTTGCCCACGGCCACGTCCTTGAGGAAAGCGGTCGCGTCCCGGTACCGCTGGAGGAGGACCTCGTCGGCGGTGCCGGGTCGGATGCCCCGCCTGAGGGCGAGCCGGTAGACGGCGATGTCCAGCGCCTTGGCTCGCAGCATCTCGGGCAGGGCGGGGAGGGGGAGGGCGTAGCGCTGGGCGAGGTAGCTCTCCACCTCGCCCCAGGCCTCCCTGAGGGCGGCCTGGGCCCGGGCCTCCCCCTCCGGGGTGAGGACCCCCGCCCCCTCCTCGTCCACCAGGTAGAGGAGGGTGTCCAGGGGGAGGGCGTGGCGGAGGTCCTCTAGGGTGATCATCAGGAGCCGGCGCCGGTGGAGCCGTAGGCCAGCTGCCAGTAGAGGTAGCCTACAGCCTTTCTTTCGTAGACCCCGAAGACGTACTCGTTTTTTCGGAAGACGTGGTCGTCCTCGGGGTTTATCAGGGCCACCCACTCGGGGTCCATGCGCCGCTGCAGGATGAGGGGCTTGATGGGCCGCGAGCCGTCCACCAGGAACCAGTAGCCGGCGTAGCTGTCCACCAGCCACGGGTTGACCAAGACCTCGGCCGCCCCGTAGTCGGGGTTGGCCCCTCCGTTCGGCAGGGTTTGGACCCCCACGATCTCCGTGGCGGTGGGGGCCAGCTGGGGGCCCACGATGAGGAGCGGGCGGTCCAGGAAGAAGCCCAGGGGGTAGCCCCGGCTGTCCTGGAGGCTGCGCATATTGGCCAGGGCGGCCCGGAAGCTCTCACGGGTGAGGGGGGCGGTGCCGGCGTTCTGGTAGTTCTTCTTGCCCACCCGGTGGGTGCCGAAGAAGTTGGCGCCGTCGGGCCCCTGGGCGCTGAAGCCCTTGAGGAGGAGCTGGGTCACCAGGTAGTCGTCGTGCTGCGCCCAGCGGAAGGCGTACTCGCGGGCGTTGGCGCCCACCTGGTCCAGGAGGTCGTCCTCCACGTCCTTGCGGGCGATGGCGAAGGTCATCTCCCAGTCGGCGTTCTCCAGGTTGATGGTCTTGAGGCTCAGGTTCTGGACCTGGCGCTCTCCCTTCCACTCCCGCATGGTGGGGAAGTCCTCCAGCCAGGTGTAGACTCCCACCCGCCCTTCCGTCCTGGACTCCAGGGCGATCCTGTTCCAGAAGGGGCGGTACTCCTCCCGGGCCTGGAAGACCAGGGCCCGGAGGGAGCGGGAGAGGGCGTTGAGATTCTCCCTGTTGAGCAGCATCACCACACCTCCACCCAGACGTAGTCCCCGTCTACCCGGAGGGCCCGGCCCGCCTTGGAGCGGCCGGAGCTCCCTTTGGCCACGGTGTTGGGCCCGGTGGCGTAGACGTCCTTCCCCAGCTCCGTGGGCCCCACCGGGTCGGCGGGGTCGTTCTCAAACCGGAACACCCCGCGCCGCACCAGGACCTCCTTGGCCCCGTCGGCGCCCCCGGTGTTGTCCACGGTCTCCTGGGCCACGCCCAGGGCGATCTTGCCGGTGCCGGGAGCGGCCTCCTCGGCGTAGCCCCCCGAGACCATGACCAGCGCCCCTTGCCGGACGCGGGCGTTCGCCTTCACCGGCAGGGCGATCAGGTACTCGTCTAGCCAGCGCTCGGTGTCAAACATACGCTACCCCCACTTCTTCCACGCCTCGTCCTTCACGCCCAACGCCCGGCGCAGCCGCTCGGCGGGGTCCTCCTCCAGGGGGGCCCTGGGGGCCTCGGCCCGGGGCAGGCTGGTGGGCACCAGCCGGGGCATCCCCTCCAGGGCCTTGCGGGCGGCCTCCAGGTCGGCCCGGGCCTGGGCCAGCCAGAACTCCCGCTGGTGGGGCAGGATGCGCCCCTCCTCCAGGGCGGCCCGCACCAGGGCCTGGGCCTTCTCCTCCCGGGTCTCGGCCCTAAGGGCCTCCAGCTCCGCCCGGGTCCGCTCCAGCTCCGCCAGGGCGTCTTGGGCCGCCAGGAGCCTGAGGAGCTTGGCCTTCAGCTCCTTCTCGTCCTCGGCCCCCAGGCCCACCTCCAGGACCACCCGGCCCACCCGGGCCTCGGCCAGGGTCCTCTCCAGGGCCTGGAAGGCCTCGTCCTCCGTGGCCTGGGGCGGAAGCCCCAGGGCCTGCCTGAGCTTCTCCAGCATGTCCGCCTCCGCTTCTATGCGCTTTTGCATCCGGATGCCGGGGTTGTTGGTGAGGGCGAAGGAGTGGTAGCCCAGCACCCGGTACCGGCCCTGCTCGTCGGGCCGGGGGTCGTAGTAGAAGACGGGGCTCACGTAGGCGTACTCCCCCCGGCTCACCCTCTCCCGTCCCGTCTCCGACCACTCCACCAGGCCGTAGACGAAGCCGTCATCCCCCACCTCCAGCCCGGTGATGAAGCCCGCCGCCGGGGCCTCCTGGCCCTGGCCCTCCTCCACCCGCACCGTCTGGTGGTGGAAGTCCAGGACCCAGGGCACGCCCCGCTCGGCCAGGTCCCGCAGGGCCGCCTGAAGGCTCTCCTCGTCGTAGAGGAAGACGGTGCCGTTCCCCACGAACTCCCCGAAGGGGTGGAGGGGGATGCGGCTAGGCGCCTCGGCCAAGGCGGCGCGCAGCGTGCCGGAAAAGGTCGGGGTGGAGGTACTGATATTCCCGTGAGAGTCGGTCAAACTCGGCATAGGGCCTCCTCAGGACCACGCCCCAGTAGGCTCGGTTCTCCAGCCTGGCCGTCTCCGGGGAGAGGGGCCACCGGGGGGGCTCAGGCCCCGGCGGGGGCGCTTTGAGGGCCCGCGCCTTTGCGAAAGGTGCCGTCCCGGTTGAAGATGGCCACCACCGTGTCAATGACCCAGCCCACCACCGAGTCCGGAAGCCAGGCGGGCCAGAAGCCGATGATGGCGACCACCAGCTCCTTCACCCGCTTCAGGGCCTCCTCCTTTTTCTGGATCCCCGGCACCCCGTCCATGAGGTCCTCCACCACCAGGACCGCGAGGGCGGTGGCGGTGAAGATGATCTTCAGGACTCTCAGCACGCTTCCCTCCGGTGGGGGTAAAAGATTTACCCCCTGGGCTTCCCCAGGGGGCACTTACCCAACCTTAGCCCTAAGGTACCACGGGGGGTGGGGGGGTGTCAACCTGGGGAGCGTTCAGGCTGGAGGGCCCTACCAGATAGGCGGCCCGGTGTCAAGGGAAAAGACCTTGGGTAGGTGTTTTCCCTTGCTCTGAAGGGCCTGTTTGTGCTATAATCCACCCCCCTCATTCCAACCTGCTCCGCACCTCCACCACCCGGCCCACGATCTCGGCCACTTGGTCCACGGGGATGACGGGAGGGCCGTTGGGCTCCTCGGGGTTGGTGGAGTACAGGGTGCCATCCGGCCCCATCCTTTTGACCACGAAGGTGCCCTCGTCCAGCCGCGCCACCACGATGGCCCCGGGGTGGCCCTTGTCCTGGGTGTTGACGATGATGATGTCCCCATCGCAGATGGGCCGCTTCCCGGCGCACATGGAGTTCCCCCGCACCTTGAAGGCCACCAGATGGGAGGCGCTTCCCTTCACCCGCACGGGTACGGTGCGGTCGCCGATCTCCTCCAGCTGGGGAGGGCCGCCGCCCACGTAGCCGAGGATGGGTACTCCCACTTCTTTCCGGG